CCACAGTCACTCTCCTCAGTGCTCACATTTCGTGAACCATCTAAAGATGCCGACTGCTTGCATACTACCGATTTATACGACGGTGTAACAAGGTCTGTTGAATACGACCATATTAATTCACTACCGCCTACTGTTGTTGGGTCTGCCATTGTATTAAATTTTAATTGTTATTAAATTATTGTATCTCGTTATTTTTCTATAAATTTTTTTTGTCCCATCATCTTCCTGCAAATAAGTAGCATCATCAATTTGCAATCTATTTATCTGCATACCTGTTTGTGCTGTGAGATTATGACCGGAGAATGGCGTAGTACAGAGTAAAACGCCTATCTCGTTATCTATCCCATTAGCAATATCAGGGTTTACCATTGTATCAAAGACCGTAACAATATCAGCAATAACTATCACTTCCTTTAACCAGCTTTTATCGTTTCGGTCTACTTCGCTCTCGCTTTCAACTCTTAACTCAATATAATTGCCATCTTCATCATCAGGAACGCTGTCAATATAGACAGGAACGCTAACCGTTCCATTAAGTAGAGCAAAATAACTATTGAGCAATTTCGTTGAAACGTTTCTCATTTCAATAAAGCATTTAACCTGTCAATAAATTCTTTCTTCACTCTCGCCCTTTGCTTGAAAAAAAACGGCCTTGCCTTTACGCCATTACGCAAAATCGCAAATACTATACCCATCACCAAAGCATTATCTTCACTCGCTTTTTTACTTTTACTTCCGGTCCTTCTTCTCGTTTTTATAGAATACGTTCCAGCCCTTATGCCTTTACGCTTCACCCAGCCTTTTATCGCCTCTATAAATTGCGCCATCGTACCGCCGCCCTTACCATTGTATATTGATGAATCAACATCGGCCTGTGCCCTGAATTTTCTTTTTGTGCCAAATTCAACGTAAGGTGAATGTTTCGCTGTGCTTGTTACGTCGTATGTTAAAGAACTTATTTTTTTTGTCTGAATACCTCCGGCCAACTGGCCATTGTCAAACGACTGCGCCCTTACATCCTTTTTTGCATACCCTGCAAAAGCTTCGGCTGCAAAAATTACCTCTTGCTCGATCTCTTTAACAATCTCCTCCGGTGCCGCTGCCAGCTTCCTTGCATACGAATCAAACCCTATCAAATTAACTCTTACCATTTGCCGTCGCTGTTATCAATATATTAAACAATTTCTCGTCTATCCTATCAATACCATTCACCGTATATTGCCGCCCTGCCCACACTAATCGCCAGTTTACCGATATGTCAAATCCTTTGGCATACATCTTAAACTGAATCGTGTTGCTTATACTCGTCTGTCCATTATTCGCAGACCTGCTGCTTCCTGTTTTTAACAGTGAAGCCCAAACATTATAAGCAGCCGATTCTGTTTCTACCCATCGTCCATTAACATCTTGCGTTGATGTTATCTTAATTAATCTTATCGGTTTCATTACACCAACCATACATCTCTACTATATTTTTTCGCAAGCTGTGAAATGAAATTATTCACGTCTGCCGCATCACCTCTATTAGTATAAAAGTAAGCGCAAGCACGTAACAAGTCTAATTTAATTGATGCAGGTAGCGACTCAATACCGGTAGTGCCATAACCACAAGTGTAGGTAACTGCTATGTTCTCGCCCGTTGGGGATGTAAGACATACCCACATTGTGCCGACTGTTTCAACGGACGACAGCAAGTCGTCTCCGTTAGAATTAATTAAAGCCGTTACTTCTTTAACCGGCCCGAATGGTAACTCAAGCGCACCATAAAAATTATTCAGCACTACTTTCTTACTTCTATTTGCCGTTAAAGTAATGCCGCTATATTTCTCAAACTGCTCCCTCGCTGCCGTTATAATTATTCCGATAATAATATCATCATCATTGAACGCTACCTCTGTGCCGCCTACTGCCGTAAAGCCTTCAATACGCAAATAGTCTTTTACATCTTGCACTGTTATCGGCTCGGTAATGGCACCAACCGTTACATCTTGGATTGATATGATATTATTTGCGTTCATATTTTTTTTGAAGCATGGGCGGGAATCGAACCCGCCCTGCAACCGTTATGCTTATGCTGTTTCCAGTGCTGCACGTCCGTCAGAGAAATCACCATAATACAGGTAGTCTGCACGACCTGCAACGATAGTAACTCTTTCTTCTATTACAACTGTAACCATGTTCTTAATCGCATCATCTTCATTCTGATCGTAAAAACGAACAGAAAAGCCAGCCCTTTGTCCAAGTGTCACTTTACTGAAATCGCCAATCAGAAATTTGTCTGATGTCATCGCAGTATGTGGCACCAAAGGAATACCAAAGATATTAGGAATGGCAATGTTAGGCGCACCAAATACATATGCTCCGCTTGTTGCAGATTCTTTTGTAAGAATCATTTTTGCATAATCCGAAGGATTGCAAAGAACCAGGTTAGGGCTAACTTTTGCGTTCCTTGCCTGTGTCCATGCGGCAACAAGTACATCGTAATTATTGGCCAGGTCAACTCCAAGAGCTAAAGAAGCCGGAGCAGCAAACGCTGTGCTATTTGTTGCAGTTGTTAAACCGCCAAACAAACCTGCACCAGCAACCTGATTTAACAACAGGTCATCTTCTTTTGCCAGCAATTCTTCAAGGCCAATCGCTGTAATTTCATTCTGTAACCATGCATTGTCAGCCAGCATTTCTTCAGGAATTTTGAAGTAATGCGCCACTTTGGTTACAGGTACAATCAGCTTCACATAGTCACGGTCTGATTGAGGCTTTGCAGCAGCCATAGAAACAGCAGTAGGCCCGCCTTCGCCTGCGTTATCACGAATAACGTAAGCTGAATCAGTAGCAATCGGCTGCACATTTACCACATTACGGATGTGGCTGATTTCGTAAGGCTTTCGGCCCACACCGCCAATCATGGTATTGCCGGCAAAAGTTTCTGTGCCTGAAGTTGTCAGGTTTCCAGAACCCATGTTACCAACCGCTTTTAGTTCAAGGCTTACCTGCTGACGGTTCTTTGTATAACCCTGGATATCTGCTTTCTTTTGCTCCATTGCTTCACCCAAAGCATCTTTAAAAGAAGTACCAGTTTCCGGTCCTTTCCTTTTTGATTGGTGAGCAATCAGTTCATCCAAAGCCTGCTGATTCTTTTTATCGGCTTCGTCTTTGGTTACCTGCCAATCAGTAACTTTTTTGATTTCCGCTTTGATTTCTGTCAAATCAACCGGCTTCATTTTTTCTTCCAGAGATTTTATTTGTAAAGCAATCTCTGATTTTGCTTTTTCTGTTAAGCTGGTTTCAAGCTGTGATTTAAGCTCTACCAACTGTTCTTGCAATGTCTTTTCCATGCTATTTTAATTTAGCGTTTTTAAAAATTGTTTAATATCGGCAACTGCTTTTTCTTCATCCGGCTGAGTGGTTTGTTCCGGCTCAGTGGTCAGGTCTATCATTGCCTGCTGCATCTGCTTTAATTCTATTTCAAGTAAATCAAATGTTTCATCTGAAAATGTCCCGTCCCTTAATGACTTTATCAAAATATCTATCCTGTCATTAATCTTCCTCACTTTCTGCTCAGTTTTCAACCCTGTTAAAGGAGTGTTCATATTGGCACCCCAAGCAGTTAAAGAGCTTCCTTCATAAAGTTTCAATTCAGTCAATTCCCTTGCTGCTTCGCCTTGCTTCCATTCATTCCAGGGCTTCAACTGATTGTATTTTACTGTTTGAAATCCTATTGAGTGTTCGCTTATTAATCCGCTGTCCACCATTTTAATAAAGTCAACACCTAAAGAATGAGTGCCTAACCTGCTTTCGTAATAAAGCCCTTTAGTATCTTCTTTCAGCACTTCAAGCACTCCCAATGGCTTACTGGAATCATGGTTAAGCAAATGTTTTATCCGGGGCTTGCTGGATTGCGGCCCGTTCTGTGAAATACTCTTTTGGAAAGCTCCCGGCTTAATAATATCACCATCTGAATCAATACTATTGAAGTCAGAAAAATATCCGGTAACGATTCCTTTTTTACCGTCAACATCTTTAATCTGCAGGCGAAGTGAATCGCTGACTAAAGAATCCTTGTATATGTATTTCTTTTCCATGTTATACTTCGTTTAAAAAGTTTGCTGAAGTTGTCTCAATTCAATCTCCAACATCTGGAATGTTTCATCCGTAAAATTACCACTTCGCATTGCCTTAATCATTATATCAATACGATTATTAAATTTATTTATTTTATCATATGCTTTCATTCCCGTTAAGGGCGTGTACATATTAGCACCCCAAGCCGTTAATGATGAACCCTCGTACAATTTTAATTCAGTCAATTCTCTTGCCGCCTCGCCTTGATGCCAATTTTCTTTTCCATGTTATACTTCTTTTAAAAATGCTTCAAATATTTTCATCATGCGTTTGTCGTTTTCCTTCAACTTCTTAAACTCCTTTCGTTTAAAAAATGCAACCCCACTCCCGCCGCCAGTTTGTGCCGGTGGCGTTGCTGTTAACATCACATTGTTTGCTAAAATGGTTAATAACATACATTTAGAAAATCATTATTCGTCTTAAATTCGTTGATGTTGATTGCAAGCAATACACCCATCTTACCAAGCCAGCACTGGATAATTTCTTAACCCAAATCTTATTCCCTAACAAAGCTGCACCTCCGAAATACCAATCAGAAGTAAAAGGAACAATCGTGTTATCCACTACTGAATATTTATAAAACCTTTGCGGGATTGCTGCCGTTCCTTCTTTGGCAATGATGATATTTTCATAATCCCAAAATGTGCTATCACCTGTGGCAAATGTTTGTAAAGCCGGTAAGTAAGTAATCGCTAACCATGCTCCCGCCCCTGCCGTTCCACCGGCAATATCAAACCTGTCAAGAACCGCCGTTCCGCCTCTTAGTGAATAAATATACCTGCCGTCTTTTATATCGGTAATATCTGCCCAAACTGCATCACCCGTTTGTCCTACAAAGTCAGCACTCATTCCTGCTATTGGTGCGCCTACCCTTGCTGTTGTTGGCGCAACTACCGCCCAAGTATTGTCTGAAATGGAATACTTATACATGGTTACGGCATTATTCCCCAAAACAAATATTGCATTTTCGTCACCTTCAATTTTGTAGGTACTTGTTGCATCCGGGTTTGTTGTCCATGCAGAAGCAACGGTTAATACAGTTCCATCATTATCGGTTATCCTTCGTATTTGTCCGATACCCGTTCCGGCTGTTATTCGTACTTGTGAATTAATCCATTGGTCTGCCGTCCATGCTTTTGTCGCATCGGTTAAAGTTGTTGCTGCCCCTGCTGATGCCGTTCCTGAATCGTAATAAGTATCTTTTATTGCCGGTGTAACCATTCTGCCGTCTGTTCCCCACGTTGCAGGTAAAGTAGTTATTGAAAGGTTACTCCAAACCGCTGTTGCAATATCCCAACGCTTAAAAGAACCTGTTGCAAGTGTTCCTGTTGCAAGTACAAAAAACGAACCTGATGAAATTCTGAATGTATCGGTATTAACTACCGCCCCCGGAGCTGCATTGAAAGTAATAATTGTCGTTCCTGTTCCACCTGCTATTTCAATAGCTGTTATCGTTCTGCGCTGTCCTAAGTTTGCAGCCGTACCGGATAAAAATTCTATTTCAGCACCAACTACCAAACCACTTATGTTTGAAGTTGCTGCCGCTACGTTAGCTGTTGTTGTAGTTCCACCTGTTGCAGTAAAAGTAACTGACCACGGATGATAACAACCGCAAGCCCCGGCCCCAAATGTGCCTGCAAAAGCACCTGAAGTAATTGGTAAATAATCATCGTTTAAGTGGTCGTACAAATAATGAACCGAACCGGAAAGCATATACAGAGAATATCTTGAAAGCCCCGATTGATCTGCCGCTACAAAAGAACCTGCTGCCGTTGCGGTATGCGCTGGCATCATTGTTTGCCATTCTTTACGATTTAAAATCGGGATATTATTCTGCGCTTCTGCCATAAATTATCCGTTTGCGTTATTAATATTTGCCATTGTTGCTACTAAGTTGTTCATATCATGTGCCATTTCAGATGCCGGAATACTTGTTCCGAAATTCGTTAATGAACTTACTACTGTACTTGCCACCGTTGCCGTTACACTTCCTGAAATTGGTAATGTAGCTGCGTTTGGTGTAACTCTCAACCCCGGTGCTCCGCTGTTCATAGCCCCACCTAAAGGACTAAGTACAGCAACCAAACTTCTTAATGTTTCAATCAAACTATTAAGCGTTGCAAGTTGTGCCGTTTGTTCATCTTGCTTTGTTGCTGTCGCCGCCCCTGTTGCAAGTGGTACTACTGATAAACTAACTGGAACGGCTGCTGCTCTTAATTCAGCATCTGTTAAAGCATCTGTTTGTTGATTTGCTGATGTGGCAAGTCCGGTAGGTAATGAAGAAACTGCAACTGTTCCTGAAACGGGTTGTGTTACAGGAAAATTACTTACTTCTACCGTACCCGTTACCGGCAAAGGATCTGATGCACTTACCATCGTTGCCACACCATCAACACCAAACTCAACCTTTACCAACTCATGCTGAACACCATTAACCTCATCTGTTGCAATGGTAGCACCCCCTGGAGTTGTGACTGCGTTAATTAAAACATTATCTGCCATATTAAACCTGTTGTGCCGTTGCGCTTATTATCAAATCATTTGAATCCTTAACCACTGTAAACTGATATTTCCTTTTCTTCATAACTTCTTTTAGTAATTCGTCAAACCTTAAATTTATCATTGCCATCATTTCAGCCCTGAAAGTATCTATCTCACTTTTTGAACTACTGTTAAGAACTATCTCAGGCTTGTAATCTTTAGAATTAATTAAATCAATCAATTCATCTATCCGGCTTAAATCACCATTCAGCTTTTCTTCAATCAACCTTTCAAGTTCATCCCTTACTTTAGTAACAACTTCAACCTGCCTTTCACCCTCACCACTTATCAACTCACCAAATAATTTTATTTCGTCCAAATCTTCTTTTGTCGCCAACCCTTCAAACCTTTCCAGTACCGGGCTTAAATCTGTTTCTTTTATTCCTCTCACGTCCCGGCCTATGTCCCTGATTTCGTCCTTTAGATAATCAATCGGTTCAATTATCTCACTGTAATCAGGTTTCAGTTCTTTTGTTTCTTCAGGCTCCACCGACTTGATAAGTCCTGTCTTTGGTATCAACCGATCATTCGCATCTCTTTTCGCCACCAATGCAACCGTACATCGGCAATTAAT